GGCTGTCTATAATTAACGTGAAGGCGTAGTAAGGTATATGCGAGAAAGCTATAGTGCTTATTGTCCAAGTCGCATCATTACCGCCACGCACTATCTTAATAGGCTCTAGGTCTTCGTGAACCATAACAACAGTATCGGCAGACTGTACCCAGTTTACCTCTGGCAGTATTGCAGCAGTCAGAGCAGACACAGTAGCAAAGTCGTTACCACTGCCGTTAATGTTTGTGACTAGCGCCTTATCCTTAAAAACATACATCTTGCCGGGCGTAAATACGAGCATATAGCTATCGTCAACGCTAAACTCAAACGATACCATCCGAACAGCATTAGCAGCACCAGCATCTAGCGCAGTAACAAACTGCGTGCCGTCTCTGCGCTTTGCGCCGCCCTGTGGCTGTATCGTTACGTTTTGTGCTGTAGATAGGCCAGACGAATACTGGCGTATGTCTGTGCGCCCTCTTAGCTTTGGGTCTAATTCGCCGCTTGTAAAATCATTCTGTAATTGAATAATACGGCTCATGCTAGAACCTTATATCTGAAATTGGAAACTCTTGTATTGTTTGCGATGGTCTGTCTGCACCATCAATGTTAATAGCAACACGCACTAAACCGCCACGCATACTCTCTGATGGTGAGCCGTAAGCACGCGCATGAAAATACTCTGCCTTGGTTATCTGGTCTGTGATAGGCTCTGCAAATTCTGCGGCGCACGCTGTTTTTAACAGGCGCACAAAATATGGTGGGAATATAGTAGGCTCTGGGCGAAACTGGTAATCTATCCAGATAGTCTCAAAGTTTGTGTAAAGACCACCAGAGTAAATTTCAAAGTCTCTTACTGATTGAGCGCTAACAGCGCTAACATTAAACACCGCCTTTGGGTTGCCTAATATATCGCTAGGTAGCGCAAATTTATATCTCCATTCGTTTATAGGCGCGTCTGCCAACCGGGATAGCTGTACCTTTTTTACTGACCAGCTATAAGCGTATTGCATCAGTAATGTATCGCGCACATCGTCATATAGACGGTCGGCAACCTGTGCCTCGTCAGTACCATCGCTGAAGCTAGATAAAGTTTGAGCGCCCAACATAATGAGCGCATCGTTACAGATAGATAATTTGGTATCGCCAGATGCCATCTGCGTCTCCTAGAATGGGGAACCGGGGCAACCGAAGCTGCCCCGATTAGGATTAGTCAGTGTCAGTATTAGCTAATGTTGTGCCGTCGGTTACGTTAACAACGCCAGATGTATTAGTTAAAACATAGACCAATGTTGCTACTGCTGTAGAGCCAGTTGAGGTTACGCAGTAGATTAAGTCACCAACCTCTAATGTGTCAGATAGGTCGTTAAAGTAACCCTCTGTGTTCACATCAGCGATTGCGTCAGTTGTGCTATAGGAATAAACAGAAGGTGCGTTTCCGCGCTTTGCTGCTCCTATTGTTGCAAAACCAGTTGAGCTATAAGCCATTGTTCAGTCTCCTTCTTATTCTGTGCTAGAGATTTTTACAATGCCTTCGTCATCGATGGCAATAGCGCCAGCGCTGAACATAGAAGACACAAGGAAAGAGGTCTTCTCAGCTATGTAGTTGATTTCTGAACGCTGGTTCATACCAACACCAAGACCAATTGCATCGCGGTGGAATGCGAAGCTAGAGCGTGTTGATGGTAATGGTAAGCCACCTTCGTCTCTGTCACCCAATGTGATGAACTTGAAACCTAAGAAGGTATCAATGTCACCCTGTACTAGAGCCTTTACAGATGCAAAGTCTGAGCTAGTGATTTCAGTTTCATCAAGCAATGCAGATAAACCGTTTGCGTGGATAATCATGCAACGGCCTTCAGATGGTACGTTTTTAGCGTCCAATGCTTTTTTAGCTGCAAGCAACTTAGCTAAGTTTAGGTTAGTACCTGAACCGCCAATATCTGTGCCTACAGTTGATGGTGATGATGCTGCATTCAATGCGTCAATCACTAGCTGATCCATACGTCTGCCGATAGAAGCACCTACGACTTGGACTAATTCGCGTCTCTCGTCGAAGTTTACTTTCTGTTGGCTGAAGATGTCTGAATATTCAGCAGCAATGTAGTCTGTCATTGTTGCAGTTACTTGTGAGTAAGTCACGTTCAGAGGTGTTACGTCTGTCTGTGGTACTCTTACTGTTGCTGTTCCCTTACCGATTTTTGGGAACTTAACTTGATTGCCTTCTACGTTTGTTCTCTCACGAGTTACGCCAGCAAGAGCGCGAGCGCCCTGATAAGCCTGTTTAACTTCCGCATCGAACAGTTGTACAAAGGCGTTTGAAATGCCAATAGCCATCTCGTACTCCTTATAAAAGTTACTGTTTTACAAAAATTTCGCTACAGGTATCCTGTCGGGCTGCTGCTTGGGCATATACGTCACGCCCCCAAACGTGGGTAACAGGCTCAGGTGAGGTATCTGTTAATGTCAATATATATAAAAATAGCGCGGTATGCAACCGCGCTATCACTTAGATTGCAGAGTAGTCTTGCGTTCCATATATTTGGTCGAAATATTTTTCTACTTTGGCACGATATGCCGGGTCGTTATTGTACTCAGGTTTACCAACCATAGCCGTTAATTCTTCCTTAGACGGTAGGCCGTCAACTGGCCCAATATCTACCGGCACAGGTTTGTCGCCATAATAGCTACGCACCTTTTGCAAAGCTCTAATACCTTGAGCCGTACCACCCATAATCTTGAACTCGTCAAAGTCTGCCTCAGACCAAACGCCTTTGCGTACTAAGCTCTGGCCCCAGTCAGTCATAGACTTAATCGTAAGGTCAGCATTCGGGCCTAGCTTTTCATACTCTTCTTTATACGACGCTTCAGCCTGTTGCACGTTAGAACCAGACATCTCAATAAATTTCGATGCCAACGTCTCGAATGCGTCTTGAGATACACCATTTTCCTTTGCCCAACTCTTATACTCGTTAAATAAAGTATCATCATCTGGGATGTTATGCTCTGCAAACATTGAAACATCATAATCGTCAGGTGCCTTGTGTTTACCTTGGCTGAACTTTTTTTGCAGTTCGTAATAAGACTTAGCCAAGTTTTCGATGTCAGGCCCATCATCGCCCCAAAACTTCTCTGGATACCAGTCTGGGCGCTCGTACTCAATCTCCTCATCTTCTTTTGCAACTGTAACATCATCTAGTGTTGTGTCATCCTGTGGTTGTAAATGCGAAATAGCTTCTGGTTGCTGGTTGTCCTCGCTCTCTGTTTCCAGAGACGCTTGGGCCATCAACCCTTCTTCTTCGTTCATTTATAAGCTCCTTGCTCTATTCATTCTGCGCTCGATTTCTCGAACTAGTGAGTTTTGCCCTTCCCTAGCAAAACCGTGTGAAGCATCTTCACCCGGATACCAAGTAGGCTGTTCTATCGTTAGTGAGCGCAAGTGCGTTAGTAGCTCTTGACCATCCTCACTAGCGAATACGCGAAGATATAGTCTATCTATATCGTCCTGATTATCTTGATTAGTCGCACGTAATTCTGGCTCTACTGTGCGTAGACCATCCCATCCCTCTGTTGTCATGCTTGTGGTTCACCCTCTGGCGGCATCATGCCTTGCTGTTGCGCTGCCATCATAGCAGCCTGTTGTGCTTGCTCTAACATCTGCGCTCGCTCTTGCGGCGTAGTGCGTAGGTCAGCCGGTATGCCTAGCTTATCTGCAACATAGTCGGATATGTTTGCAGTCTGTACGGACATCTGACCCTCTGGGCCAAGCGACGCAGATAGCTGTACCCATTGCATAATCTTCTCAATGTCGCCCATGTTCTGAGCTTGTGCAATCGGTGATACCGGCGTTACCTTTACCTCTAGCCCATTTACGCGCAATGGCATTTCTATCATGCCGCGCTCATCCATAACGTATAGAATGCGCGATACTAGCGGTATCATGGTTTCTGTTATGAGCCTACCGAACGCAGACCCCAAATTCGTTGCGAGTTCCTGTATGCGCTGGGATATCTCTGTGGCAGAGCGAGCCGACATATTATCTGGTGGCAGTGTATCGTCCAACATAATCTTTTTTACGTTCATTCTAAGGTCGTTGATTACGATTTGCGACACGTTAAAATCACCAGAGCGAGGTAGCATACGCAAGCTCTCACCTTGTGGGCCACCGTTTCGAGCGACTGGGATGATAGCACCCGGTGCTATGCGTATGGTTTGTGGGTTAAGGACACCATCATCCGCAGCCGTGTAAACGCCAGCAATGGAGAGACTAGCGTTTTTGAGTAATAGCTCTAGGGTTTTGTTTAGCGTCTTAATATCAGGTATTGCCGTAACAAGAGGCCCACGTCCATAGACCTCACCGGCTACCTTCATATATCGCGCCACAATCCAAGGGCTAGATTTCATCTTGCGCTGTAATAGCTCAATCTTACCTTCGGGCCAGATAACCTGATAGCCAAACATACCCTCGTCTGGCATATAGCAAGTAGCCTCAAGTAGCTCAATCTCTTCGGTTGGCTTTTCCTCTATCATGCGTTGCATACGCTCTGGTATTTCTGCATCTGCCCAGTGCTGCGATATCGCCTCGCCTTTTAATCTCATGCGGCGATACACGTTATCAACCTTACCGTGGGCGCCCTCTTCGATTGCGACGAGATATTGCGGCACAGATGTAAAGCGAATAGGCGTAATATCATCACCCGGTTGCACAAGCATCACGGCAGTGCCTACCGCTAGGTCTAGCAGAAACTCGCCCATCGCTAGGTCGAAATTGCTCTGACGCAATAGCGCAAACATTTTATCTGCGTATATGTCTAGCACCGCTTGCGTTTCAATGCGGCGCTCCTCTGGTATATCCGAACCCGGCTCTAGGCGACACCATCTGCCGTAAGGTGGGAACAAGCCAGACTGTATGCGGTTAGCAAATCTCTGCGTTGCATTTATCGCGGTACTGTCGAACACGCGAACCATTTTATTCTGACCGGGTGATCCACCGCCCTCGTAATAGCCGTCATACAGGTTGCGTTGCGGTAGCGCAAACTCGTAACAATCCTCGTATATCTGGCGCCAGTTATCCTTACGCCTTTGCGCTAACTCGTGGCGCTTTATTATTTGCTCTGGTGTCATCATGATTTTTTATGCCTTTGTGCAAAATTACGCGCTGCCTCTACCGAACCAAAGCCCCATGCTTTTAGAGCTAGTGCCTTGCGTGTTGGTCTGCCCTTCTCATCTTTCATCGGGCCTTTCATGCCAGCAAATCGAGCCGCAAAAGAAACGCGGCGCGGATTAACGCCTTCCTTAACTGGGCGCTTTAGGTTGGCGCCCTCAGTCTTTTTAAAGTGCTTGCGCCCGGCTTCGTTCAAACCGCCTTTGGGATTTTGAAAGCGTTTAGCTACCACGAGCCGCCCTCATATTGTCGATTAGGTTAGGATATGGACGACCGGCCTTTGCAGCGGCTCGCTGTGCAGAGCGCTTTTGCTTTGTGCTTAACGCCTTTGGTTTGCCAAGGCTCTTTGGTCGCTTCTTATCCCAGACCTCTTTTTTCTTTTTATTTTCCATAGCTTTTCTTCTTCGCCATTTTTGTCTTCATGGATGCGCCCTTCATGCGACCGCCTGTCTGACGCGCATATTCTTTTGCTGCCGCCATGCCTTTTTTAGAATATGAAAATGTGCGTTTCTTTCCGTCCTTAGATACTACTTCCGGCATTATGATTTTCCTAAAGTTTCTTGTACGCCCTTTTCTGCGTTGGCACGTACTGGTGATAATAATTGACGATAACCGCCACGACCCATAGCACGTTGACGTGCAGATAACTGCATCATCTCGTCTCGCTCTTGGGCGGCTAGTCGCTCCTCTTGTTTTTTTTGTGCCGCCGCTAACTCAGGGTCAGGCTTTGGCATTGATGGCGCTCTTGGTGATAGAAAACCCATTAATACAACCTCGCAAACATAGTATGGTCAGATTTGTTTGGGCCATACCCTTGCAGCACGCCCTCTTGTTTGAATTGTAACGCATTTGCCCATCTAAGTGCAAGCACATTGCTATTGTCTACCGTTATCTGCAATCGATGTAA